CTGCAAATTGAGCCATGGAAGAGAGAAAAGAAGAATAAAATGAAATGTTGAGAATTCAGACGACAGAGGGGCGATCGAAATGCGGTTCCCATGTCGTTTGGACTGTTCCTTTTAGACGGCAGGGTTCTTACATGAAGGAATGAATGTAAGTGTCCGCCCAGACAACGTGCAGTCTCTGCAGTTCCGACGATGTAGTGGTCGGTGTGGTCAAAGAATGGGAGACCCGACGTGGCACATATCCCACGTCACCTCATCTTCAACGGGACCCACTCCCGTCCTGGATGATCGGTTGTCACAGCTTCCGCAACGGGCCCGTCAACTAGGCGCGGAAACACGCCAATGTTCGGCCGAGGCCCGGAAAACATTGACTGACCGCCTCACGGCGGGACCAAAGGGTTGACGATTTAGGATGCAGTTTTCGTAATCGAGGGGCTGCGAACCGTCTTTGATAGGGTGGTTTAACGACATACCCGAGGTCAGGAGGACTAGAGAAATAGGAAGTAGTAGAGAATGCGGAGGAATAAGTTAGGTGGACGCGGAGGAGCTGGTGCGTCAGGTTCCACGGGCACGATGAGTTCCGACGAAAGGTTGTACCACAAAACGGCGCGATTAACATTTTCCACAGCGGCGCGAAGATACTTGGAATCAGTGCCGATTTTATCGGAAGCCTCAGCTATTGCGTCACGAATAGAACGCCAATAATCGGGGTCTCGTCTTCCCTGCTGATGACCGAAACGCGAACGCCACATAATGACAACAGGGTCAAAAGTGATGTCTGGGCCTCCGAACATTAGGCCACAAAATTCCATTTTATCGGCTGTTTCCCGTTTGGGCTTCATAGACCACTGATTGGCGTGAAAGTTACTAGGCGTAGGCCACACTCCCGAGGTAACAGAATCATCGCCGGAAACGGCGATGGGGGTGCCATCGGGGCAAGCCAAGGACGCCCCGGTGAGGGCTGCGTTCCGCAAAGTATTAAGCAACCATGTCCAGCGATCCCCGGATTCTTGACGGGGGAGATGATTACCTAAATGGGACCGGGTAGTCAAGCGCAGTTCACGATGTTGCTCGATAAACTCGGATGGGAAGTGACACAAATTCATGAGCCACAAATCGAATTCGAGAAAAACATGGTCAACACCGGAATCCCAAGCAGTGTAATCGTTGCCCGTCATGGGAGCACGAGGCCAATGAGCCTTATACCATTTAGAAAGATCAGCGGGGGAGGCACGACAGTGAAGGTAAGTAGTCTTCCGGGCAAAACGGAGGGCCAGAGTTTCCATATACGTGGCGTAGGGGGCGTCTCGAAAGATACGACCGAGGTGGAAATCGGAAACCGTCTGTGATGGGAAGGCATTTGAACGCCACTTTGGTTTCTTCTTGATGAATTGACCCTTAGGGAAAAGCCGGACAAAATTGTGATTGGTATCCAGAGACTGTTTCTCCACACTGCGTACAAGTTGAGCTTTAGTGCGTTTGGATGCCCAAGAAGCAAGTGCAGTGCGGTTACTCATGTCCATTAATCCGGGGGAGAAAGGAAAATCATTCCAGGAGCCAATGTCGAAAAACTTCTTGAAACC